GACGGAAAGACGATCGAGCCGTCCGCCCCGAACGAGCCAACGGATACGCCCGACGCGAAAGTCCCCGAAGACATGCCGCAATGGGCGAAAGCAATCGTCGAGACGAATGCAAAACTGCAACAGCAACTCTCGGCGATGAGTTCGGAGCGCATCACGAACGATCGAAAGCAACAACTCTCGGCCGTCGTCGAACAGCTCCCCGAACATCTGCAAAAGCCCTACGCCCGTATGAAACTCGACGGCCTTTCGGACGAGGAGTTCAAAACGACACTTGAAGACGTGAAGACCGAAGTCGGGGGGATCGTCGACAATCTCAAACAAAGCGGACTTGTCTTTGCCCGTCCTTTGGGTGGAGAAAACAAGGGCGCTCAAGAACTCACGAAAGCGCAGCTGGAATCCATCACGCATCGGGACGGCACAGCGTCGAAAGACGGTCAGCCGTTCTAAAAAAACACACCCTCACAGAACACAGAAAAAACTAAATCAAAATGGGTATGACAGTAAAACGGCGCAAAGACCAGGCGGTGCCTCGCGTCTTTGAGCACAAGGTAGCCGACATTTCGGGCGGCGTATCGGTCAAGACCTCGGAACTCGGCGGCGATTTCCTTTTTGAAGGCACGCCCCTCAGCGCTCCCGACAACGGCATTTGTCACGTCGTGAAGCAGGCCGTCGTATCGGCAAAGGTGGACGCGTCGGGTACGAAGGTGAAAGTGAAGAAAGGCCACCACTTCAAAGTCGACGACGTGCTGCTCCTCAACGTGGGCGGCAAAGCGTCGAAGATTACGGAAATCGACACCTCAACGAAAGACACCGACACGTTGACACTTTCGGCCGCTATCGGAGAAATCCCCGTGTTGTCTGTTGTCGCTGAAGCGAAGGCCGAAACGACGGCCGACGACGCGGAATTGAAATACATCCCCCTTTCCCTTTCGGGTACGGGTCGCCCCGTCGTGCAAGGGGACAACCTCGACACGGATGCGTGGACGATCGGCACGACGCACGGTGCAACGCTTCACCCCGACGTGGAAAAACACCTCAAGGGCATTGTCAACTATTAAATCTAAATTCCGATGATTACAGATACTTTGATTCAAGGCCTCACACAACAGATGGTGCAGGCTCGTGTCAACAGCGTCGATGTTCGTCCGTTTCAATTCGCTACGCTCTTCCCCGTTCGCCGTGTCAACGGCTTTACGTGGAGTACGATCAGCAACCAACTCGGGCGCAAGAACGTGGCCGCCGACATTCACTCGGACAACAGTACAACCGTGCGCAAGCGTCGCCCGATGTTCGAGAGTGCGAAGGGCGACATTCCGTTTATCTCGATCAGTCGTGAACTCACGCGCTCGGAGCTGAAGGAGTTCCAAGTGGCGTACGCTCTCGCCAAATCCCCCGACGCGGCGCAGCTCGTGCAGTATTGGGGCGCTGACGTAGACTTCTGCTTCAACGGCGTGCAAAGCGAGTTGGAGTACATCGCGTTGAAACTCGTATCCAACGCCGGCAAGCTCGCGTTCAACACCACGACGAACGCCACGATGGCCAACGAGTTCAACCTCGATTACGATGTGGACGAGGATCTCAAGATGAAGACCTCGACGAATTGGGGCGACGCGTCGAACGCCGACATTATCGGCGATTTGAGGGAAGCCGTAAAAGCCGCCCGCGAGAAGAATTTGCACCCACGTTACGCCCTCGTGAACATGGAGACGTTCTACAAGATCTGCTCTTCGGCACAGATCATCAAGGCCTGCGCGTCGTTCGTAGCCAATGCCGTGGGCGTGGCTCAAACTCCGTCGCTCGAGCAGGTGAACAGAATGCTCTCCTCGCAGGCGTTTCTTTACGGCTTGCAGCTCCACGTGATCGATCAAAACATCACCCGAGAGTTCTCCGACGGCACGTTCACGTCGGGCAACCCGTTCGAGAACGACCGTCTTGTGCTTTGCGAAACGCTGGTCCTCGGTTCGACACAGTACGACGTACTCGCCGAACCACAATTCCGCGGCATTCGCACGGAGCGTGCTCATACGGTAATCAAGAAGTACGGCGTGGATGACCCCTATTCGGAAGTAACGCTCGGGCAGTCCGACGCGATTCCCGTATTCGACACGGCATACCGCAACGTCTACCTCCGCACCGACAGCCAAGGCTGGTAACACAACGAAAGCCCGAAACGATGTACACCGTAGAACAAGCCCTTCGGGGCATATCTATGTACCCTCTGCCGAGTGCCACGCTTGACGGCGTGTGCATTCGACGCGGGCTTTCGCGTGATGCCGAAGCGACGACCGACGTTTTCCGAAGCGCAGCCTATCGTCTCGCCGAAGCCGACGTGCTAACGTGGCTCGCCGCCGCCCCGAATGTCTCGCAAGGCGGACAAAACTACACGTTCAGCGACGAACAGCGCAAGGCGTATCGAGCACGAGCGGCCGCCATCTTTGAAGAACTCGGAGACCTCGCCGCGCCGTCGTCTAAATACGGATATAAAGGCAACAGTCTATGATCATTCCGAACGGACATTTGGCCGTGAAACGAAAGACGGCATCGGGCATTGACCCCGAGACGGGACACCCTGTGCGGTCGTCGGGCGAATACGTCGGTGCAATCCCGTGCCAATACACCGCGGTGCACTACAACGCCCTCGGAACAACACACGGCGAGCACTTCACCCCCTCGGCCTACACGGTGCTCATCGACGAGCAGCCCTTTGACGGGGAGCAAGTCCGACTGACAGACCGCAACGGCCGACGCGTCGGGGATTTCTCCATTCAACGCATCGAACCCCTCGAAGCCGTTTGCCAAATCCGCCTTTGGATCTAAACCAACACGAAGAAATGCCGGTAGTAGACCGAACAGACTACAACGCCGTCGAGCGTTATTTCGATTCGTTCCGACAGAAGTACGAGCAGGCGTTCATTCGCACGCTCAAATACGTAGCACTTCGCGTCGTGACGACCGCCCGACGAAAGGGAAACTATCTTGACCAAACGGGAAATCTCCGCAGTTCCGTCGGGGCGGTGATCGTGATTGACGGAAAGATTCTCTGGAGTACGAACTTCGAGCCCGCAAAATCGAAAAGTCGAAGCAGCCCGAAAGGCACATCCCAGACGACCGCAACGAAAAACGGCGGTTACGACGGCCGACGCTTTGCTTCGGAACTCGCGAAGAAATACAGTAGCGGCGTTGCGCTTATCGTCGTCGCGGGCATGGACTACGCCGTACACGTTTCCAACCGCGGACGCGACGTGCTCGACAGTGCTACTCTTGAAGCGGCGGAACTCGTGCCGAAGATGCTCGCTAAACTATCATCGAACAAAAGAACCTAACCATGGCGAAGACCTCCCGACAAGTACAAGGGGACGTTTACCGCAAACTTCGCAAAAGCCCGATCGCCGAAGTGATCACCGGCGGCGTGTATCGCGAAGGACAGCGCCCGAGAGACAGTCCCAAAGAAGATGCCGTGGTGATCTTCACCGCAGGAACGACGGGCGACATCCAACGGGGCGTTGTGACGATAAACATTTTCGTCCCCGATATTGACCCGTACGAGAACGGCGTGCTGACCGAAGACAGCGCCCGAACGGAGGAGATAGAACGCACCGCACAACGATGGGTGGATTCACTCTCAACGCGCGACTCGAACTATCGATTCCGACTACAACAGACGATCGCCACCGACGAAGCACCCGAGCTACACGAACATTTCATCGTCGTAAGGCTCGAATATGACTTCTTCGGAGACGATGACACAGACTAAACACACACATTAACCACACAAAAACACAGAACTATGGCAGTATTGACATGGGGACTCGGAAAATTCGAGACCGTAGAATCTGAAGGAGGGGAGCCCAAAGCCGCCTCTCAGTGGAATCCGATCGCCCCCCCGAAGAAGGATTCGCTCAAAGTAGAGACGAAGGAAGGGGAAACAAAAGAAGCCCTTGACGAGCAAGGGAACATCGTCGACAGCAAAACCACTTCCGCGGCCTACGAAATCACCTGGGAGACGTTCGTCAAAAAGGGGGACACCCCTCCTTTCGATGATAAGGACGGCGTAATAGCAGGGGAGCACGCTTTCCGATACACACCAGACGACCCGACGTGTAAAGGTTGGAGAGTCGACCGCGCTACGGTTTCCGCCACGATCTCGTTCTCCACAAGCGAAGGCGCTCTGTACAAGTACAAAGCAAAGGTGCTCAAACCGAAGACTGGAAACGCATTCAAACTCGAAGTCATTTCCTAACCCAACCACGAGAAATGCACAGGCGCGCAAGGAAGGGCACTCGGGAATGTGAGGGCTACGAGTGCAGGTGGTTCGATTCCACCTCGCGCCCCAACAACTGATAAAAAACACAAATGACCAAAACGCAAGAACAAAAGGTTGCGGCCGCAGTATTGCAGACCCCGACGAAGATAAAGGTGGGCGGCACGACGTACGAAGTCGAACCACCCACTCTCGCAACATTGATCACCGTTTCCGAGATCGTGTCCGCGTTACCCACTCCGCCCGACAAGGAAGGGGCGGATGTCATCACCGCGAGTTTGGCTTATGCCGCATCGTGTAAGCCCCTCGGGTTGCTTGCCGCCACGTTGATACTCGGCGCACGTGTAGCGAAGGAGAAAGCCGATGTTTCCCCCTTTGCACGCATCAAGCGTTGGTTCGGGCTGAAGGGCGCGGAGGAGCGAACACGCGGCGAAGTCTTCGGCGAAGAGATCCTCGAACACTGCACGGCAAAGGAGGTGCAAGCGATTGTGGCCGACACGCTGAAGCAGATGGAGATCGCAAGTTTTTTCGCGCTTACCACTTTCCTCAAAGGGGTAAATCTTCTCAGACCGACGAAAGTGGAGAGCGAAACGACAGCGTCTGGGCAATCATCGGAGGAGTAGTCAAGGGCTTTAACCTCTCGCTTGATTACGTTCTCTACAAATTGAGCTACACAAACTTAATCATGCTCGGGGCGGCTCTCCCGTCCTACGACACGGACAAGGACGACAAGAGCGACGACGATGAGGTTATCGACGCGAGCGACCCCGCGAATCAAGCACGAGTGCGAGAGCTGCTCGGCATATAACAACGAACTATGGATCAAGAAACCGGAAGACTTTATTTTGACGTTCTGCTGAACGACGAATCACTACAACAAGGGCTGCAACGCTCTCGGGAATCGTTCCGCAGCTTAGGCGAATCGGCCAACGCCGAACTGCAAAGCATGGACGGCTTTATGGCAAAGGCAGCGCAAACGGCCGCGGGCTTGTTCGCCGTCGACAAGATCAAAGACTTTGTCTCGCAGCTCGCCCTCGTTCGCGGCGAATATCAGCAGCTGGAGGTGGCGTTTGAAACGATGCTCGGCAGCAAGTCGAAGGCCGATGCGCTGATGGGGCAATTGATCGACACGGCCGCCACCACGCCCTTTGAGATGAGCGAGGTTGCCGAGGCGTCGAAGATGCTCCTCGCCTACGGAATGGAGGGCGACAAGGTGAACGAGACGCTAATCCGTCTCGGAGACATCGCTGCGGGCTTGTCTATGCCACTAAAAGACCTCGCGTTTCTTTACGGCACGACCATGGTACAAGGCCGTCTCTACACGCAAGACCTCAATCAGTTCCTCGGCCGCGGTATTCCCCTCGCCGACGAGCTTGCCAAGCAATTCGGCAAAAACAAGAGCGAGGTGAAGAAGCTTGTCGAAGAGGGCAAGATCGGTTTCCCCGAAGTGCAGAAGGCTATCGAGGCGTTGACGGGCGAAGGCAGCAAGTTCGGCGGACTGATGGAGAAGCAGTCGAAGACGATTAAGGGACAGCTGTCTAACATCGAGGACGCGTGGGAGCAGATGATGAACGAGATCGGGCGCAGCCAGGAGGGGAACATCTCGGGCGCGCTCGACATCACGGGAAAACTCATCGAGAACTGGAAGACGATCGGGAAGGTGCTGCTCTATGTGATTTCGATTTACGGCGCATACAGGGCGGCGACGATGCTTGCAGCTGTAGCAACGCGAATCAATGCCGCGGCGGCGCAGAATGTGGCCTACCAGCAGAAGCTCGCCGCGATGCAGGGCATCGTGTTGACGAATGCGCAGGCGGAAATGGCGGCAGCAACTTCCACGGCGCGTTACGAGTTTGAGTCGTTGAAAACGGCCTTTATGTCAAACCCATTCGGAATGCTCGCCACAGCGATTACGGCCGTCATCTCAGCGATCGTCATCTTCCGAAAGGAGGTCGACGAAACGGCTCAAATGTCCGAGCGTTTCGGCGAGAGTGCGGCGAAGTCTATTCAACAGGTCGATATGCTCGGCACGGCACTAACGGGTCTTGACGAGGGTACGGGCGTGTACAAGAAGACGATGGACGAACTCAACGCCATTCTCGAAGAGTACGGCATTACGCAGATCAAGGAAGGCGACAACATCGACACGATCAACGAGAAGCGCAAGCAGGCGATAGAGCTTATCAAGAGCGAGGGTGCGGAACGCCAACGGCTGAACGCGATACAGACGGCGAACGACGAGTACGAAAAAGCAATAGAAGAGAAGAGAAAAGAGGTCGCATCGATTTTCAAAAAGGCAGATGTGGCTTATTCCGGAAAGGGCGAAAACCTCCGAATGGACAATTCGGGATGGATGAAGAAGAATGCAGAAGTACTCTCTACTATTTATATCGACATTCTACGCAAAAACGTCGGAAAGGGGAAGGAGGAAATTGATCGTCTATTCAGAGCGCACCTCGCCGAAATGAAGAAGAAAGGCGAAAAGATACCGGACGCCATAATCTCGGGTCGATGGGAGAGCCGTTGGGGGTACAATGCAAGTAATGCGCTAAAGGAACAGTCCGAAGCAATCAATGAATTAAACGAAGGACGAAAGAAGAGCATCGAGTTGATCAATGCCAGCGCAAAAGCAGCGAAGGAGGAGGGAGAGGCCCACATGTCCTCGGCCGACCGCATCGAAGCCGGACGGCGGAAGATTCTCAACGCAAGCAATACGGCGGACGAACTCTACAAAAACGTATCGCGCATCGCCAAAGACTTTGCCGACAATACGCTCAACTTCCACATCAACTTCGACGGAGAGCCCCCCGCGTGGATGCTCAAAATGGAGTCCGGTAGGGTAAAAGATCTTGCCGCAGGCTTTGCGAGTATCTTAGAGGATATGAAGCGAAAGGGAGAAACAAAGAGAAACATCGGAGGAAAGGTTTACACCGATAAAGAAGTAGCACAACGTACCGTAGACTACGGAAAGACGGCACAAATACAATCTAAACGAGAGGAAGCCGCCCGTCAGAAGGCCGAGGAACAACGCAAACAAGCAGCCAAAGACGCAAAGGCCGAAGCCAAGCGAAGGGCGAAAACTGCCGCCGATGCCCGAAAGAAAGCCGAAGAGGAGCGCAAACGCATCGCACTCGAAAAGCACGATCTCGAAACGGCCATCGAGGACTACAAAGACTCCGTGATCCAAAAGGAGTACGAAGCAAAGTTGGAAATCCGACAAAACAATATCAATCTGCTCGAAGACGGATACGAGAAAGAACGCGAGCAAATCGAACTTAACTACGAACGCCTGCTCTTCGAGAACAAGAAGCGTTCGGACGCCATGGTCGAAGCCATCAAAGAGAACAAGATGCGCGAATGGAAAATCGCGAACCCGAAGGCGACGAAAGAGAAAGAGAACGCATATCGCGACAAGCTCAACGTGACGGAGAAAGACCTCGATCCGTCACAAAAAGCGATGCTGGCGCAATACAAGAGCGTAGCCGACGACACGCGCGTCAAAGCATCGGGCGATCTCTACAAGCGCGCCATTGCCGAGTTTCAGGACTACGACACACGGCGCTCCGAAATCGCGAAAGAGGGCGAACAGAAGCGCGCCTCAATCGAAGCCTATTTCTCACAATACGCACGAGAACTGCAAGAAGAGATCGCCAAGGCGGGCAAGGAAAAGAACGACGCCCTCGCGAAATTCGACTCCGAAGCACACACCGCGGCCGAGAAGCGCGAAAAGGAAGCGAGTCAAAAGCTCGCCGACATCGCCGGCACGAAGGAACGCGCCCTCGCCGAGTCGAAGCGCAAGCAGGAGAAGGACATCAAGGCCGTGAACGACGAGGAAATCGAGAGCACAAAGAAGACATCCGCACTCTTCGTAAACCTCTTCGGCGACGCATCGGAGAAGAGCCGCAAGGAACTGCACAAAGTGATCACCGAAACCGAATCACTCCTGACCTATCTCCGCGAGACGCCCGACGAGAAGATCGTCCCGAACTTCGACTTTTCGGCGCAAGGACTCCGCAACCTTAAACAATCCCCCGAGAAGGTAAAGGAGATCACCGATCAACTCAAGCGATTGAAGGATGCGGTGAAGACCGAAAACCCGTTTGCTGCACTGGGCGAAGCCATCAACGACTTGTTCCGAAAGGCCGAAGAGGGGGAAAGTCTCCCCGACCTCGAGGTGCGTCTGAAGAAGTTGGCATCGGCAGCAGCCGCACCGGCCGACGTGATCGCCCCCATTTCGGCGAAGCTCTCCGCAATGTTCGAAGCCGCGGGAAGTCAAAACCTGAGCGAGCAGGCCGATGCGCTGACCGAAACCATGACCACCGTGTCGAACATCGGGAAGGGCTTTGCACAGGGCGGCATTGTGGGCGGCATCGCGGCTGCGGCGGGCGAGGCTATCGGCTATGTCACGAAAGCCTTCCAGGCGGCCGCTGCACACAAGAAGGCGTTGCTCGAAATTCAGAAGCAAATCAACGATCAGCAACTGCAATACAACGAACTCCTGCGGCAGGAACGCCTCGAAGCCCGCGACCTCGAAACGATCTTCGGGACGGACAAATACGCGAAGGCACGCCGTGCGCTCCTCGTCGCAAAGGATTGGGACGCGGACATCAAGAAGCGCATCAAAGGCGACCTCGAAACGCTTGCCGACTATCGCTTTTCTCTCGAAAAGAAAGAGCAATGGGCGGGCGGCCGCATCCTCTTCGACCCGAAAGCCGAGGGCGATAACTACGGGCTGGGCATGATCAGCGTCAAGACGGGACACGCCAAATCGGGGTTCTTCGGCTTGGGAAAGGGGCGCGACTTGTATAGCGGCATAACGCAGCTCGCTGAATACAAAGACCTCGTCAAAGCCAACGGCCACCTCAATCTCGAACTCGCCAAGAGCATTGCTTCGACCCGAGAGTTCGAAGGCGACGGCAAAAAGGCGTTCGAATCGCTGATCAAGGCGGAGGAGAACTACGAAGCCGCGCTCAAACAGATGGAGGACTATCTCGGCGGAATCTTCGGCAACTACGCCACGGACATTATGGACGTCGTCGCCGACGCGTTCGAAAGGGGCACAGACGCTGCGGAAGCCTTCGGAGACGTGACAAGAAAGGTGATGCGCAATGTGGCAAAAGACATGGTGCAAGCGGCCGTTCTTCAGCCCGTGATTGAGCAACAATCCGAGTTGGTGAAAAAAGCCTATGCAACGGGCAACAGAGACGAAATCACCAAAGCATTGGGCGCAGCCTCCCAGGTACTTGCTGACGTGGTAAAGGTAGCGCAAGAGGAATACAAGAATGCGGCCGAAGAGTTCAAGCGGCAAGGGATCGACCTTTCGAGCGACAGCGCCGCAACTCGCGAAGCCTCGCAGAAAGGCATCGCCACCGCGTCGCAAGACTCCGTCGACGAACTCAACGGACGAATGACTGCCGTACAAGGACACACCTACAACATCGCCGAGAACACCCGAATGCTCCTCGGGACGGCCAACGAGATCCTAAAGGGCGTGGTCGGCATCGAACGCAATACGGGCAACGTCCACGCGCGCCTTTCGGTCGTCGAGCAGCACTTGAAGTCCGTCAAAGACACCGTCGGCGACATCGCACTCAAAGGAATTAAGATCAAACAATGAACACATTAGACTATTCAGGTCGGCTCTACATCGGTGGGGAGGACGTTCGGGAATACACCTACGCCAGCACGGCCTTCGGGGGCTTTGACGAGTTGATTGCCTTTCCGCCGTTGAAGACCCCGCCCGCGAACGATTGGCACGAAGAGCGCGGTTTCGACCCCGATCTTTCCGCTCCGGTACTCGACACACGCGAGGTGACGCTGCGGCTACTCAATACCGACACAGACGATTACGAATACACGCTCCGAACGCTCGCCGAAACGCCCGTTGTCGAGGTGAGCGCCCCGAGTATCGGCCGTTCGTGGTCGCTGCGTTTCGTCGCCCCCACCGACAGCGCACACTCGTCTACCTTCGGCCTTAAATTCGCCGACGACACCCCGATGCAGGGCTACACGTACCAGCCCCCCAATGCCGAGAAGGAGCGCGAGTGGATATTGAGCACCTCGCGGCGCGATGATTTCGTGATCACCGAAAGCCCGAAACGCTCCTTTGCCGACTATGGGGCACGCGTGCTCGGCGACGTGCTCGGCGAGATGGAGCGGCGCAACGAGGTGAAGACGGGATTACTCCGCAAGTTTTCGACAAAACCGGGGGCGTTTTACGACAAAGACGCCATGTTTTTCGAAAAAGGCGGCGACCGTCAAGTGCAACTCCTGATGCGCGCCGACACCCTCGCCGAACTCTGGCGAAACTACGACGCGCTGCTCGCCGATCTCATCCGCCCCGGTGCACGACGATACGCGAACGCCCCGTTCTACTACAACTCGTGCCGTGTAGACGAGTTCATTCCCGACGAACCGCGCCCGTGGCTGCGATTCACCCTCACCCTTACTTTCTTCGAAGGCAGTTCCGAAATTTCTTACGACGAATTATGATCATCTATTCCCCCACGGGCGAAACGCTCCTCGACGTGATGCCCGACGACAACTCCTATCGACACCGCGCAATGATGGGCGACAATGCGCTCACGCTCTACTTCTCCCTCGCACAGCACGTCGAAATCCCCGTCGGCGCGTATTGCGAACACGGCGGCGAGCGCTACACGTTGATGCGCCCCGAAGCCCTCAAAATGCAACACACGCGGCATTTCGACTACACCCTCGAACTCGAAGGTGAGCAGGGCAAGATGTCGATTTGGAAATTTCGCAACCCGATCGACGGCCGTTTGTGCTTCTCGCTCACGGCCAAACCCCACGAACACCTGCAAATGCTCGTCGACAACCTCAATCGTCGCGATTCGGGATGGACACTCGGCACCTGCATCGACAGTCCCGAGCGCGTGGTCAACTACGATCACGCCTTTTGCCGCGATGCCCTGGCGATGATCGCCAAGGAGTTCGGCACGGAGTATGAGATTGTGGGGAAACGCATCTCGCTCGGTGCCGTGGAACACGACCGCGCAAACGCCCTCCCGCTCTCCTACGGCAAGGGCAACGGCTTTGTCTCGGGAGTGGCACGCACGAATAGCGAAGACAGCGTGCCGACGGAGATTCTCTACGTGCAAGGGGGCGAACGCAACATCGACCGCTCGAAGTACGGCGCGAGCACGCTGCATTTGCCCGTCGATGCCGCCATATCTTACGACGGCGCGCACTTCGAAGGGGAGACAGGTTACGACGCCGCCCACGCCCGCCGCTACCGCACGGACGAAAAAGGCTTCTCCGTGCAACGTGCCGACCGCCCCCTTTCGTCGAAGGCGGAGGACAGCGTCGATTTGACCGACATTTATCCGAGCCGCGTCGGAACGGTGGCCGAGGTGATCACGGCAGACGAGAAAAACCACTTCTACGACTTCACCGATCCGACGATCCCCGCGACGCTCGACTTCGAACAATGCTTGATCGCGGGCGAAAAGATGACCGTGATCTTTCAAAGTGGCATGCTTTCGGGGCGCGAGTTTGAAGTGAAATACGCTCACGCGGCATCGGGGAAGAAGGCGCGCCGCTTTGAAATTGTGCCGCAGGAGATCGACGGACAGACGATGCCGGGGGGCGCATTCGTTCCGAGTTCGGGCGACAAGTACGCCGTCTTTCATTGTATGCTCCCCCAAGCCTACATCAACGACCCAGCCACGCGTTCGGGGGCGGAGTGGGACTTGCTGCGCAAAGCGGTGAAACATCTGTACAGCCACGAAGACCCGAAGTTTTCATTCACCGGAACGCTCGACGGCATTTGGGCGAAGCGCAACTGGGCAAACGTGGGCGGACGCTTGAAGATCGGGGCGTTCATTCTCTTCTCCGACAAGCAGTTTCAACCCGAGGGCGTGGCCGTGCGCATTGTCGGCATCAAGGACTACATCAACACGCCGCATTCGCCCGAAATCGAACTCTCGAACGCGCCCGTGTCGTCTTCATTCGGCACGACGTTGAAGGCGTTGGAGAGTGCGGCCGTGGCCGTCGAAGAGAAGCACCGCGAAGCATTGCAATACAGCAAGCGCCGATTCCGCGACGCGCAGGAGACGGCCGAAATGATCGGGGCGGCGCTCTCCGATCGGTTCACTAATGCCATAAGCCCCGCGGCCGTGCAAACCATGTCGCTCCTCGTCGGCGACGAAAGTCTGCAATTCCGATTTGTGGGCAGCCGTACGAGCCCGACGGCCGTTCCCCACGCCGTGACCTACAACGCGAAGACAAAGACAGTGAACGCGGCGAGCGGCATCTTGCAGCACCTCACTCTCGGCATTCGCACCGTGAGTGCCAAGCACAGCCCTTCGGAATATCGCTTTTGGGACGTGGCGGCATTCACGAGCGGACGACTTGACGACGCGGCGAAGAAGTACTATCTCTATGTCCGCGCCCCCCGAAACGGCAACCGCGCGGAGTTTGTGCTGAAGGAATCGCCCGTCGGTTTTGAGAGCGACGCGGCGAACTATCATCTTTTGGTTGGGGTACTCAACAGCGAGTATGACGGCGACCGCAGTTTTGCGCCTTTGTACGGATTTTCAGAGGTGCTCCCGGGGCGTATCACCACGGATCGTGTGGCCACTTCCGACGGCCGTTCGTTCTTTGACCTCGCCGCGGGTGAAATGCGGCTCGGCGATTCGTTGGTTTATCAGAACGGCCGCTTGTCACTTCGCGGCACGTTGGTTCAGAACGAGGGTGGCGTTACTTCGCCGTTGGCTTGTTATCGCGGTGAGTGGAACGCCACGACGACGTACTACAACGGCGACGAGGTGCGCAACACGGATGCGGAGGGAGTGGTTTCGACCTATCGCTACATCGGCGAGCGTTCCTCTTCGGGTGCTCCGCTCACGGACAAAACGAAATGGACGATTTCGGCATCGGGCGTGAAGGGTAAGAACGGGCGCGGTATAGAACGCGTGGTGTCGTTCTACCTGCTTAGTGCTGACAGCAGCGCTCCTGCAGTCAGTGCGCGAGGCTGGGCAACCGCACCGCCTAAACCGAAAAAGCAAGAGCCCTATCTTTGGAGTTACGATAAAATCTACTATACAGATCATACTAGTGAACAAACGACTGTGCGACTGCTTGCGCAATTGGGTAAGGACGGCGCGGACGGCTTACCCACCCGTCCGAATCTTTTGGACGGAACGGACTTCAAAAGCGCGGGCGCTTGGGAAGGGTATGCAAGCAGCAAGCATGCAAAATTTCATACGATATGGCGTTGGACTCCACCCGCCATATCTGGTTGTAATCCCGTGGCAACGGAACTATTTGACGATATTGAAGAAGGGGGGTATTCGCAGTTTTCGCAAGTCCTCCGCTTTGACTTAGTGGAGGGACGTAGCTATACGTTCTCAGTTTATGCGCGCGGTGTTGATTCCGGTTGGTTGATTGTGGAACCGAATGATGGCACACAGTTCCGCCTAGTTGCTGCCAAGTGGGGGGAATGGACGCGATATTCTGTGACTTTCAGGGCTCGAAAGCCTAAGCCCGGAGAGGAAACCCGCGTATATCTAAGAAACTGGACAAAGGACATCGTTCGAGGGAAGAAACAGGTCGTTGTATTTTGTGCTCCAAAACTAGAAGAGGGAACGGAGGCGACACCGTGGTGCCCATCGCGCAACGATCTTAGGGGCGATCCCGGCAAGAGCAGCTACACGCACGTGGCGTATTCCAACAGCCCAGACGGCAATCCGTGTACACTCGACCCAAAGGGCGAAAAGTTCGCCTATCTCGGAACCTATACGGACGAGAACGAGGATGCATCGAAAGACCCCGCTCGCTACGTTTGGGCAAAGGTGCAGGGCGACAAAGGGGACAACGGCCGCGGTGTGAGCCGTATGCGCTCTTACTATATGCGGACCACCGAGAGAGACGCGCCGCAGCACGACACGCCCGGATGGACGGAAACCGCCCCGCAGCCCACGAAGGAGCGCCCGTGGCTTTGGAGTTACGAACGCTCGGAGTACACCGATGGTGATCCAGACCAAACCGTGGTGCGACTGATTGGACACTACGGAAAAGACGGAACGAACGGCACGAGCATTCGGGCGCAGTACAGCGCCGACGCGCGGACGTGGCACGACGATTTCGCCGTGGGCGATGTGTGGATGCGTACGGGCAACGGCACAACGTGGGGCGGTGCGCTGCGCGTGGTGGGAGAATCGGGCGCGGACGGCAAAAGCCCCGTTTATGATTTCGCCGCGTCCTCACAACTTGCCACCGCATCGGGTACGACCGCCCCGACTATTCGGGGAACGTGGCAAGACGCGCCTCCGACCCTCCGCGACGGCGAGGTGCTTTGGTATCGGCTCACCGCGGCGAACGGCAAAATCACCTACGGCCGTTTGAGCGGAGAGAAGGGCAAGCCGGGCGACGCTGGGAGCGCAAGCTACATACACATGGCTTATGCCAACAGCCCAGACGGCAAGAAAGACTTCACCTTGGAAGAAGACCTCGGGCGAAACGCTGTAGAGGATTTCCGCTACTTCGGTATCTACTCCGATTTCGACGAGATCGCAAGCCATACCTACAGTGATTATACGTGGACGCAGCTGCGAGGAGCGGATGGACTTGCACCGAACCCGAATCTTCTCGACGGCACGAACTTTGAAAGCCGCGTGCCGTGGGTGACGTTCAACGTATCAGAAAGTTTATTCTCGTTCAAGGGGAAACCTGCTCAGTTCGGGAATAGCCAACTTGCAGAGGGGCAATTCAAAGACCTGCTCGTACAAGAGATTACCTCCGTCTTGAAAGTGGGGCAAACCTATACCTTCTCCGCGTGGATGCAAGCCCGTGGAACATTGACGTGGATATTCTCGGGTATAGAGTTCGCCGAAGCCCCCAAAGTGAACGGCGTGCAAACGGGTAATGCGAGCGGTGCGGGTAACATTCCCGAAAACAAGAAGTCGTGGGAGTACGAGAAAGTGACAGTTTCGTTCAAAGTGAAGACGATCACCTCCCCGAGACAGTACTTCTATATCCGTGCTTGGGGCGAATCTTCGTTGAACGTTGTAGACCCGAAGTTAGAAGTTGGAGCGATAGACACCCCGTGGTGTCCCTCCGAGCGTGATCTTCGCGCCGATTATCACGAACTTCGCTTTGCCGTGAACGGATCGCCTACGCAACCACCTGCAATCTCTTCCGATAGACGAACGCCCGACGGATGGAACATCGCGCAGCCCGTTGTCGGAGTTGGGCAATACCTGTGGATGACCTCGACAACGGTGAGCCGCTACGAAACGGCGTTACTCGACCGCTGGAGCAGCCCGACACGCATTACTCCCGAGGACGGAAAGGACGGCCGCGACGGCGAAGCCCCGGCCATGGTATATCGTGGCGTATGGGACGCGTCAAAAGAGTATTACGGCACGAAGCACCGCCGCGATGCGGTATTTCACAACGGGGCGTACTACATTGCGAGAACCGATACCGGTATGTTCCGCGGTGTTGCCCCGACCGACAAATCGAAGTGGAACGACTTCGGCGCAAGTTTCGAGAGCGTGGCCACGCAGTTGTTGCTCGCCGAGCACGCGAATGTGGGACGCTGGATCTTGAGCAACGGCAATTTGGTTTCGGACTTAAACAACACGCGGACGCACATCAGATTGGACGCGCGGGATAATGAACTGTGGTTACATTCGGCTTATATTGAAGACAAGCCGAAAGGGGCTGAAAGTTCATTGTCGGACATCGTTCTCAAAGCGTCGTCGGGCGGTTTAGGAACGTCTGCAAGCTTTGTTTCATCGGACAAAACGTACAACGCACGAACCTCTCTATCTTGGGAAGGCGTATCGGCCGACATTGACCACGTTCCCGCCCCACGCGCCCCTCGTGATGAAAGGCGCGAAGCGATTTCGGGACGAATGACACGAAACGACAACGGAATTGCGGTCGGAGTCGCAGGGTATGCTGAAAATTACGGCGACGGCGAAGCGTTCGGCGGGTATTTCGTCAATCTTAAAGCCCTCGGCCTTGTCGTAGGTTTGAAGCGTGTAGGCGAACAAAACAATAACGCCGTGTCGCTCAACTTGTCGGATACACGCGTCGTCGGGCTGTACGACAACTTCGGCAACGTCGACGTGCGTTTGCCAGCGAAGGCTTCCGAAGGCCAAACAATCGTCTTCACACAAGTAGGGCGCGGCACGATGAAGATTCTCCCTCCCGTTGGAGAGTCGAACCACCGATTTGGTAACGACTCCGAGCGCATTCTTTCTGAGTGTAGCGTCAATCGAAGTAAAACTGTTCGCCTTACGCTCCTCCGAAACGTCAATATCGGGAACGAGCGTGGCATCAATCTTTGGATCGTAGAAGAATAACCCTCACAGAACACAAAAATAACAACAAGACAATGCAAGAGACACTCATTCATTTCGCCGAACAGCATTTGTATCTCCACATCGTGCTCATCATTTTCTGCACCGCGGCAATACTGATCGCCATGGCGCTCGACCTCTTCTTCGGCATTCGCAAAGCTCACGAACGCGGGCAACCCACGACATCGCGGGGGCTGAAGATGACAAGCCGAAAGGCGGTGAAATACCTTGTCCCGTTTCTCGTGCTTTCGCTTATCGACATCATCGGCTCCCCGCTCTGCGCCGCGCCTTACTTCTCGATGGGCTGGGCGGCCTGGTGCGTGCTGTGCGAATTTTGGAGCATTCGGGAGAAGGCCTGGGAGAAGGCCGAAATCGAAAAGCTCCACGACATCGTGCAAGCCACCATTTCGGAGCACGACCTTTCGAAGATGGCGCAGAAATTTGCCGTCGCCGTCTTCGATGAGGCCAAAAACCGCGACATCGTCCCCGAGGAGAAAGCACCGGCGGACGAGAATCAAGAACCAGAAAACGCAAAACAATGACCATGAGCGACGTATCATGTACCCAAAAACGGCAAATCGGGTTCACGACAACCGAAACCGTTAACCACCCGGCGCACTACAATCACGGCGGCGCGGAATGTATCGACATAGCGCGCGGAATGCCCTTTTGCCTGGGCAACGCGCTGAAATACGTTTGGCGCTGCGGACACAAACACGACGGCACGCTCGAAGGAGCGCGGCGCAAAGCCGTAGAAGACGCGAAAAAGGCCGTCTGGTATCTGAATGAGTTTATCAAAGACGCCGAAGCGGGCGCGATGGACGCATACCTCGAAGTATAAACCAACCAAAACAACAGACAAATGCAAATCCTTATTCAACGCCACGCCCTGAAGGCGGGCTACACCATCGGACGAATGGAAATCAACGGCCAATATTTTTGCGACACGCTCGAAGACACCGACCGCGGCTTGTCGGAAGAGATGTCAGAAGACGAAATCGCCGCGCTCAAAGTGAAAGGCGCAACGGCGATTCCCACCGGCACGTATCGCATCGACATGCAAACACGTTCGCCGCGTTTCGGGCGTGTCCTCCCGCGTCTTGTCAGCGTGAAGGGATACGCGGGCGTACTGATCCACAGCGGCAACACGGCCGCCGACACCGAGGGGTGCATCTTGGTGGGCGAAAACCGCGAACGGGGCAAAGTGCTCAACAGTCGCGCCACGTTGGAAAGCCTGCTCGTCTTCCTCCGCGCGGCGCAGGCCGAGGGCGAAGAAATAGAGCTTACCATCACCCGCGCCGGCGCCTCTTCGAACTAACTAGAAAAGCTCGGCAGTTCAACGCACCGCGGGCAATTCTTTCCAATTTCGCGACGATTGGAAAGAATCGGACGCCAAAACCGGGAAAATCCCCGCAAATCGCGCCGAAAACGCTCCAAAGCTTTCCAACTATTTCCATTTTGGAAAGAATTGCCCGCGGGGCGTTCAATGTTCACCTCCTCAAATTCCACCTTTCCGATGAATTACAACCACCGAAACCCTCCTCCCGACCCCTGGGCGCTGTACGTCCTGGCGGCCGTCGGCGCGCTGTGCTTTGCCGTCGTGCTGAGTATGCTCACGGGTTGCACGACAACGCGCACCGTCGAACGGGTAACCGTTCACCGCGACACGCTCCACGTTGTTCACCGCGACACGCTCCGCGAACTGCGCACCGTGCGCGATAGCGTTTTTCTCCACGACAGCGTCTATTTTGAGGGCGCTACGCTTGTGAAGGAGCGCACCCGCGTCC